CTTGCAAATAAGCAATGAAAAAATATAAAGCAATTGCAGTACCCGTCACTTTTATAGGTGATAAACCACGATTTCTCACTGTCCGGGATCGAAGATTCAAAGATTGGATTTTCGTCACCGGAGGGTGTAGGCGAAGGGAAATTCCAAATCCCATTAGATGTGCTTTGAGAGAACTTGAAGAAGAAACCAGAGGGGTTGTTTCTTTGAAAAAAGGTGAATATACAGAATTTAAGTTTGTAGTAACAGAAAGTCCAGGAGTGGAACTCGAATATAACGTTTACGTGTTTTTCGTAAACTATACCATACAGGAACAGGCTGAACTTATACGTAAGTTTAATGATGAAAAACAGAAAATGAATCTCCGTAAGATTCAGAAACAGCCTATCAAGAGAACACACGATGAAAATGATTTCATGAATTTTGAAACACTCTCAGAGTTCAGTACTAAAAAACAATGGGATCGTATTGTTAAGAATGTACTTAACAATCCAGAATTTTACGCGTGTGTAACTTCTCTCGATAGAAAAACCTTCTCTATTAAATAATGAAGTCTAAGAACTACATTTTATCCCAAATACGCGAGCTTCTCATTGAAAGGCACGCATATACATCAGAAAGAGCGGAAAGGTACGTTGAATTACACAAAGAGGATAAAGTTTATGAACTCCTCGTTTTAAAGAAAAATTTATCAGAAGAAGAAAATTATCCAGAAGTCTCATATAGACGCTCTATTTGGCGTCACGAGTATGAAGATGAATAAACAGTATAAAAAGATAAATAGATTAATAGGTAAGTATGTTTAAACGTTGGTGTAAAGACCAAGGTTTTGCTAATAACTCCGATTTATCACATGTGCTCATGGACGGTGGTGTCCTCTCCGTGCCATTTGATAAATTGAACGACTTTTACGAAAAATGTGTAGAAGCGTATAACTCCGGTGAAAAGATATTTGTCGTTGAACAGAAAACGGAAAATTACAATTTTTTCATGGATCTTGATTATAAAGATGATGAAGAAATGTCATTTGAACAGATTAAGAGTGTATGTAAAGTCATATGTGACAAAGTCTCAAAGTTTGGTGGTAAAGACGCTTTGATATCTGTCGCTGAACCTAAACCCATAGACACACTCATAAAAACAGGTATACATATAAACTGGCCAGGTTTTGTTGTAAATAGATCATCCGCATTGGGTCTCAGAGATCATGTTATAAATACGTTAAACTTAGCGTACGGATCACGTGATTGGAAAGATATTGTTGATATTTCAGTCTATGGTAATAGTTCACGTAATACGAAAGGAAGTGGGTTCCGTATGCCTTGGTCACATAAAAAGGGAAAACATGAAGCGTGTGCCGGTCAGGGATGTGAGTTATGTAATAACACCGGTAAAGAAACACAAAGTGAATATTTACCCATATTTATATACAAACACGGTCCTTCATCCACATTACAAAAGACTGAACAAAAACCGTCCGTTGACATATTACATATGGCAACGTTACGTACACAAAGCATGGAACCGGTTATCATAGAAGGAACTCGCGAAGAAGCTACATTTACAAAACTACAAACTAAAAATGAGTTCAAGGACCAAGAGGCTCTTTTACTTGTCGAAGCATTCGTTCGTAAAAATGTAGAAGGGCAAACTACCGCATCAATCACCAAAATATTTAAATATAACAAGCAGTTTCTCGTCTCAACAAATTCTAAATATTGTGAAAATAAAAAATGTAATCATAATTCCAATCACGTATGGTTTCATATAATAGGTGATACTATAGCCCAAAAGTGTTTTTCGACTACGAACGTACTAAGACAGTATGGGTTTTGTAAGGATTTTTCGGGAAGACGACATCAACTCTCTAAAAAAATAACGGACATTCTTTACGAAGATGGTAAAGTTGAAACGTATACACCTAAAAAGAAAGTCATTGTAGAACCAGAACAAAACTTACTCGAAAAGTTTATAAAAAAGTATATTATTAAAAAGGAAACTTTTTCAATAGAATCACTCAAACGTGAAGGCGTTAAGAAATATACAGTTACGACAAATGAATCGTGTGATACGTGTAAAGAAACGATTTCATTCAGTATACTTAAAAGTCATATACAACAGGTGTGTAAATGTAAGTGTCGCGCACATAATCTTACAGATAAAATTGTTAGTACTTTATAGAATGTTAGCTGTGATATTAATTGCACTTGTCGTATATTTGGCATCAACTTTAATAAAAAAGGATACAGGTACAAAACATATAACTAAACTCATACGTGAAACTCTACCCTACTCGGGATTAAATGAAGTTTTATACAAAGAATTTTTAGCCAATATAAACATGGCTATAGAATATAAATCACATACAGAAGTTTCAGAAAAGTTATTAAACCGCGCACTCGAAAACTTACGAGAACTCGCATTATATACGGTTTCTACAGATACGAGTGTTATAGAAGAGTTAGACACGTTAGCGAACAGTATAAACGCTGAATTTAGCCTTGTTTTAATAAATGAATCAATTAATAGTGCGTAATGTATTTAAAAGAATAAACATACTTTACTTTATAATGACGAAAACAATTGTTTCTACACGTACACGTTCAGGGAGACTCTCAAAGGTTCCAGAACGATTAGATCCACTCGAAGATCTTCCAGAAGATGATTTTTCGGATGATGATTACGAAACAGAATCGGAAATAGAAAGTGATATTGATCTTCTTCAAACGGATGATGAAGATGATTTTGAAGATGATGATAGTGATATGGACGAAAATGGTAATTTGAAAGGGTTTATTGTTGACGAAGATGAAGAAGATGAGGAATAATAGGCTTAAAAAAATAGGTTTACATTTTATAAATGGAAGCTGAAGTCGGTACACCTATAAACTATGATCCAGATGAATTTATAAACAAAGAACAAGATCAGAAACTAGACGAACCAGAACCGGAAAATAATGAACACTATTATTTTCCGCCACCGCAACAGTATTACGAGCCGTACCCACAACAACCTACACAAAAGGAAGATATATTTACAAATTTAGATAAAACGGCGTATATCATTATATTCGTATCATTTATTTTGGGGTTTTTTATGGGTAAGACCATGCAACCAGTCATTCTTAGACCTGGATAGGTTTACCTCTAACCCAAAGATGTTCAGACGACGTTTGTTGTCCTTCAAAATCACCAATGGGACCAATTTTAGATCCGGTAAAATATGCACGACTTACAACGAGTGGGTCTTTTAGTATATCTTGTGCGACATCAGATGCACTCACATTTTCAGTACCCGATTTACTTTTTCGATCTTCATACAATCGTAGAAATAAACCGACCATGGCTAAAACAATAATTATGGTGATTATATTTAGTATAATACTCAACATTCTTACATTTATATAACAAATTTATTTAGATTCTACCTCTTCACCTTCCTCAACTTCGCCTTCACCTTTCGTATCCTGAGCTTCCGTAGACGATTCAGACTTTTCATTGTTGAACTTTTCCATTGCTTCAACCGAATTAAACCCCTTTTCTTTCGCCTCTTTTTCGAGAGCCACCTTCGCCTCAGCTTCACGTTTTTCCTTTCTTTCTTCAATTTCCTTAGCAACCGTGGCATCCGCTTCCTTAACAAGTTCCTCCATTGGTGTATCTGGTTTTTCCTTTTGGAGACGTTCGAGAACTTCAGCTGGGTGACTGATTGGTGGTTCATCCGGTTTCGTATAATACTTCGAGTTTTCATCACCCGGTTTCGAAAATGTAGATGCACTTTCGACCATATCACGTTTACGTTCCGCAAACATTTGTGCCGCTTGTGCTTGATTTTCTTTGTATCCAGACATGAGTTCTTCAAGTTTTTCATTCGTATAATGAACGTCTTCGATCTTTGTCGGATCGGGTGGGATCAACAACCATTTATACATATCAACAACATAAATATCAAACGTCGCATCTTCTTTTTGAAGACGTTTAGCGTGTGATGCAGCTTCATCTCTAGAATTAAATGCACCCCGGATCTTAATTCCAAACTTATCATTCTTTTGGGGTGCTTCCGGTCCTATGACTGAAAGGCACGCGTATAATTGACCGGGAACGGTCGTGTAATCTTGTTCAAGTGTTGACATTGTTTTATATAGTAACAAAGCTTAAAAACTTTAAGTCTATTCTATGTAATATAATGCACGAATTCTGGAATAAACAACCTGTTCCTCAAGATAAAGTTGTTTTTAAAAATGATGGCGAAATAAATTCATCGAGAGAACTTAGGTATGAAAAAAACCCGTTACCCGAAGGATACGAATGGAGTTCGTGTACCATAGATGAACTCTACGAATTTCTAAAAGAGAATTATATACAAGACGATTTTTTTGAGTTTCGTTATTCTAAAGAACTTATAATGTGGGCAACACAACCACCGGGGTACTTAGAAGAGTGTAATATAGCTATACGTAAATCGGATACAAAAGAAATTGTCGTTTACAATTCAGGAATACATGTAAACGTTCGTATAAATGAAAAAAATATTAAAATGTTACAAGCAAACTTTTTATGTGTATCAAAAAATATAAGAGATGTAAAATTTACACCTACTATTATTTCCGAACAGGTTAGACGTATGAATCTAAACAATATATGGTCCGGTATATCTACCATAGTTAAACGAATACCCACACCCATTGCTAAAGTCAAGTATTGGCACAGACTCATAAATGTCAAAAAGTTAAACCAGGTAGGGTTTTCTAATGCGAGGGAGCGTTCACATCAAGTTTTAGGTACATCACAGTTTAGGGAAATGACTAAAGATGATATACCACGCGTTACGAAAATGTTACAAGCCCATTTGAGACGGTTTAAGCTTTCACTCGACATAGACGAATCGTATGTCAAACATTGGATTTTACCACGTAAAGATACCGTATATACATACCTGAGCGATGAAAAAGATCAATTCGCCACATTTTATAGTTTGGATTATGTACATAAACCGAGTGGTGAAACGATAAAACAGGCATACAATTTTTATAATGTAGGACACTGTTTAAAAGATGCTATAATAATGGCGCGTAACCGTGGTTTCGATGTATATAATTGTGTAAATGTTGGAGTAGATGAAGATGAACTTCGCGAACATAAGTTCATGGAAGGTACAGGACATAACCACTATTACCTATGGAACTGGAAAATTAACGAAGAAATTAAACCTAAGGATATAGGTTTTGTAATTATTTAACTCTATTTAAAAAAGAAAGTATATACAAATAAATTTATATGTATAATATAAATGGATAAAACTTATATATTTGTTGGTGTTATATTAATTATAATTACATGTATTTTATATTTACTTTTTGGATTTAAAAAAAACGGAAAAGATCAGGAAACGGAAACGGAAACGGAAACGGAAACGGAAACGGAAACGGAAACGGAAATGGAAACGGAAACGGAAATGGAAATGGAAATGGAAACGGAAGATATGGATTCGGATTCGGATTCAGATTCAGAAGCACCAATACCGAAACCGACGACGGTCGAGGTAAAGAACGGGAATGGAATTCCCAAGCCTAAAATTGCAAAGATACCTAAAAAACCCAAAATCGAATCACCCCCACCACCTAAAGGACCTAAAGGGCAACAACCGAATAAACCAATACCTTCTCAAAGATATGTAAAAGATAATAAATTCGTGCAAATAAGTTTAGATGATTTAACAGATGAACAATACGAAGAATTTGATAGTTTTTATAGGTCATATAATAAAGATAATTACCCCAATAGATTTAAACGTCAAGAACTTCGCATGAAAATTAATATGGTAAAGAAAAAAGGAATATATGCCTATTTACCTGGTCACCCTAAGAGTCATAATATGGATGTAGAATCAGGTGATCCCGGGTTTTGGGAATGGCAAAAAGACGAAACACAAAAAGTGACAGAGGAAGATGCAAAAAATTGGTTGGATATAGACTATACAAAACGTAATAGAGATGGAAGCCATTCGACATCGTTTCCTTACCATACATTGACAACATCAGAAATATTAAAATTAGCGCAAGTTAGACTGGAAAGAATAGGTATAAACACATCGACAAGGAATAAATTTAACAAGTACGGATTCGATGATAGAACAGGGGAATGTTACAAATATGAACCGTGTTATTACGACGGATACACGGGAATGAAACCCGAAATAGCTGACTTTTATAAACCCTGTTATGATACGGATAAATACAGTTCAGATAAGGAAAGGGAAAGGTGTCTTTATGATTAACTCCATTTAAAAAAGAAAACCATTATAAATTAAATGGAGGAGATACGTAAGTACCATAACGAGTCTAAGCGTCTCCTCATCCAATCGGCTACCCGTGAAGGCGACAGTATTTTGGATGTAGGATGTGGATTCGGTGGTGATCTCCAAAAGTGGCGACACACCGGTGCAAATATAAGCATGTGTGAACCGAACCCAGAATCACTTAAGGAGGCTAAGTCTCGTGCCAAGAATATGAAAATACGCGTCAATTTTTACGAAGGTGATATATTCGCGTGTCCACAAAGGAAATACGATGTCATATGTTATAACTTTGCGTTACATTATATATTCGAATCATCCAAGTTATTCGAGACATCTTTATTAGCAATTAAAAATAGAATAAAACCAGGTGGTCAATTCATAGGGATCATACCGAATTCAGATAAGATTATCATGAATACACCCGTAAAAGATGAATTAGGAAACTATTTTCTAATGAAACATACAAGTTCGGGAAACTTTGGGGAAAAGTTATACGTCCACTTAGCCGATACACCGTATTATGCCGACGGTCCAAAAGTCGAACCCATCGCACACAAGGATATGTTTTTTACGCGCATGGAAGATTTGGGGTTTACTTTAACATTGTGGGAAGATCTTAAAGGGAACCCGGTTTCGGATCTATATAGTAAATTTAAGTTTGTGTATAAGAGGTGAACCGTCGATTTTTATGTATGTTTATGATAAGATGATACTTACGTTACTCCTCCTTATCATAAACGTGATTATACTCATGAATATACAGGAACCCGAGAGATTATCTGAAGTTCGTGAAAAATACAGGACACTCAGGGAACACCTTAAGGAGACTAATAATCAGGAATTCAAAATGTTATGTAAAGAAATTCCAATTACCGCACACAGGCGTATGAATGGGT